CATCTGGACTGAAGACGCCGGCGCCGGCGCGTTCCGAGTCGTGACCAAGCCGCTGTCCCTGGCCGTGGCAGCCGCGTTCCCGCTGCCCGTCATCAGCCCCTACACCGGCGTCTTCTGAAAGGACCCCACGTGGCCAAGCTGACCCGTGAGCAGGCCAAAGCCGCGCTCGAGAAGGTGGCCGGCGACCTGGCCGAGCAGTTCACCGACCGGTCGAGCGAGGACCGCCTCGCGCAAGCCCGGTTCCACCTGACCACCGCCGGCATGGCCGTCGACCACCTGTTCGAGGAGCACGAGCGGCGGCAGACCGAGAAGGCCGAGAAGATCCGGCGCATCGAAGCCGGCGAGGAGGCGTAACCGATGGGCTACTTCGGCGCCCCGGTCGAGTCGCAGACGGGCCAGCTCGCCGGCGCCCCCGCCGGCACCACCTTCAACGGCTACTTCGCGGCCGTGGTCGCGGGCGCGGCCGCGAACTACAAGCTCGCCGAGGTCAAGATCGGCGTGCGTGCCGGCGCGGTCGTCCCGACCTCCCAGCAGTACACCATCGGCATCTTCCGCCAGACCGTCCGCGTCGCCGGCACCGGCTTCTCGACCGTGACCGGCCTGAACCTCGACCCGCGCGGCGCGGCGACCGCGATCACCGGCGTCGACGTCACCACCGCCGCCGCGGCCGGCACCACCGGGCCGACCATCGGCGCGGCCGCCGTCGACAAGGTCACCCTGAACACGCAGTCAGGGTGGGACGTGCTGTGGACCCCGCCGATCGAGCTGACCTGCGACCAGGGCATCGCCAACGGGCTGGCGTTCGTCAACATCGGCAGCGCGCTGCCCTCGGGCCACCTGTTCGTCCTGGCGCCGTACTGGCTGGAGTAGTCGCAGGAGCCCCCCTGCCACCCGGCGCGACACCATAGCGCTTGACGGGCGCCTTCGATGCCGCGCCGGCCGGGGACAAGGCAGGACCGACGACGCTCCCCGGTTGGTCTGAGCCCCTCGGGGTGTCACGCCCTACTCACCCAGGATCCGGCCAGCATATCGCGGGGAGGGTGACCGGTGGCCAGGCGCTTCCCCCGCCCGCCGCGGCGCGGCCGGCTGTGGGAGGCGCCCTGGCCACCGCAGACCCCAGCGGCGCCGCCCCCGCTGGCGCCGTCGGTCGTCCAGCCGAGACCGGCCGGCCGAGAATTGCCCGCTGCGCGGCCCAGGAGGCCCGTAGCGGCGTTCCCAGCCCCGTCGGCGGGTGTTCCAACCCCGATCCGGCTGCGCGTCCGCGCACCGCTCGCGCGACGCACCAGCCGGCCGGTCGGCATCCCCGCCGTCCCGGTCGCCGCAGCGCCGGCAGCAGCAGCCGTCGTCCGCCAGCACGGCCGGGGACCGGCGGTCGTCCGCCGCGGCCGTGCCGTGCCGGTCCCGCCGCGGCGGGAGGCAGTCGTCGCGACCGTCCGGGCGAAGGTCCGCCCGGACATCGTGGGCCGCCGCGGACAGGTCGTATTCGTCCCACCGGCCCCACCGGTCGTCACCCCCGGCGTGTTCGTCCCCGACCGGGTCCGCCCACTGGCCCGACCGCTGCCCCTGCGGCGGGGCCGGTTGTGCCAGCCGCCGTGGGTCGGCCTGGCCCCACCAGCCGTGCCGTGGCCGCCGGCCCCGGAGAGCACCCCCCGCCGGCCGGGCCAGCCCCGGCGCGGGCGGCCCGTCAACCTGCCCTGGCCGCAGGCCGTCACGCCACTGACGCCATGGACGCCCGAACCGGCCCGGCTGCGCCGACCTCGGCCCGGGCCGCCCCGCCGTGGCCGGACGGTCAACCTGTTGTGGCCGCAGGTCGTCACCACGCCGACCTGGCAGCCCGCCCCGGTCCGTCCCACCCGGCCACGCCCCGTCGTGGCACGGCGATCTCGTCCGGTCCCGCTGGTGCCGGTCCGGCCAGTGTGGGCGCCGGCCTGGCTGCGGGTCCGGCCCCGGCCGGCGCCCACACTCCGCCGACGCCCCACCTTCCATGAGCCGCCCTGGCCGCAGGTCATCCCGCAGCCGTCGGTGTGGCGGCCCGGCCCTGTCCGGCAAGCAGGCCCGCGTCCCCGGTTCGCCGCCAGGCTCCGCCGCGGCCGGCTGCACGCCCCGCCGTGGCCGCAGGCGGCGCAGTTCATCGGTGCGGTACCCCGCTGGGTCGAAGGCGACGGCGGCGGCGTCACCGCCGAGGCCACCGGCGGCGGGACTGGCCTGGTCGAGACGGTCGGCGGCGGGACTGGCCTGGTCGAGACGGTCGGCGGCGGTGCCGGCCTGGTCGAAGGCGGCGGCGGCGGCGCGGGACTCGTCGAGGGCGGAGGGAGCATCTAGTCAGCCACGGCGTAGCCGGGCTGGCAGGTCGACCTCGAACGTCACCTCGACCTGCCCGTAGTGGGCGGACCAGTCGCCGCTGACGAGCAGGCCGCAACCGTCACGACACAGGTCGCAGCGCATGTCCTCCTGCGTGACGCGGTTGGTGCACCGCCTCGGCCACCTGTCGCACCAGCACCGCTCAATCCCAGGCATGCCAGGAGTGTAGATGGGTGACCTGCTGCAGTTCCCGGTCCGCACCCCGGTCCAGCCCCGCGCCAAGTTCTACTCCGCCGGCGTGCTCCAGGACCTCGACGGTCCCGCCGGCGGCACGTGCACCGTGACCCTGAAAGAGCCGGACGGCACCGACGGCCCGGCCTCCGGCACCGTCACCCACGTCGCCAGCACCACCGGGACCTACTCGTTCGTCCTGGACGGCCCGGCCGACCCGTTCTACTACGACATCGCGTGGTCGGGGCAGATCGGCGGCCGGAACGTGGTGCAGACCACCCGCGCCGAGGCCCTCGGGGAGCTGCTGTTCACCCTGCCGGAGCTGCGCGCCCTGTACGTCGGCGACACCCAGCCGTTCACCGACGCCACCAAGTACCCGGACGAGCGGCTGATGGAGGCCCGCACCGCCACCCTCAACGAGTTCGCCCACAACCTCGGCTTCTCCCCCGTGCCCCGCTTCGCCCGGGAGACCCACAACGGCGACGGGGCCGGGACGCTGGTCCTCGACGAGCGGGAGTGCTCCAAGCTGCTGTCGGTGACCGTCGGCGGTGCCGCGGGAGACCTCGCCGGCTACACGCTGCAGTCCTACGGGATCCTGGAGTGCACCTCGGGCTACCTCGCCTCGGGGCGGTTCCCGACGGGGCGGGCCAACGTCATCGTGGAGTACGTCCACGGCTGGGCCCGCGTGGTCGGTGACGGGTCGAACATGGCGATGCTCCGCGCCGCCGCCCGGCTCGCGCCCAGCATGCTGCAGGCCGCCTCCCAGGTCGTCACCCCCGACGGGACCTCGTACTCCAACGACTTCGCCGGGCAGGTCACCGCGTCCGGGCGCAGGCGCCGGTTCGGGATGCCGCAGGTCGACGCCTGGCTCGACGAGCACCGCTCCTTGCCGATCGGGATCGGAAGCTAGGCAGCCGGCTCCCAAGGCGAGGGGTGCGCCTCGACGCCCATTCTCGCCGCCGCCCCCAACCGGGGGCCGAGGGGAAGCCGGCCACAAGGGGAGCGTACATGGCGCAGGCACCGACGACGGTGAAGGTCCACCTGGACGCCAGCGAGCTCGAGCAGGCCATCGAGGACCTGCCCGACGAGGTCCTCGACCGGCTCGCCGACCGCCTGGCCGACCGGATCGAGCGGCGGCTGCTGCAGCAGCGCCGGCTGCGTGGCGACGCCTGATGGCCACCTCCACCATCCCCGGCGTCAAGAAGGGCCTCCGCGCCTTCTGGCGCGCGGCGCTCGACGCCGCCGGCGAGACCAAGGTCAAGGTGACCGCCCGGGCCATCACCCCCGAGGAAGCCGCCGCGATGGGCGAAGCGGTCCTGCTCGGCAAGGTCACCGCGACGCAGACCTGGGCGGGCCTGGGCGCCCAGCGCAAGACCGACCAGGCCACCCTGACCGGCCACGTCACGATCGTCCGGGCCGGCAGCGGCGAGGACGACGGCGACGCCGCCCGCGACCGCGCCTTCGCCATCCTCGCCATCGGCGAGGCCGCACTCCGCACCGACCCGACCGCTGGTGGCGCCATTCCCAGCCCGAACATCACGGCGGTCGCGCCGAACCTCACGCTCGAGGAGGTGCCGGTCGTCATCGGTGACGGCGTCAACGGGCAGCTCGCCCGGCTCGAGTTCTCCATCACCTGGACGTCGAGGATCTGACCTGCGAAGGAGCCCGCGTGGACACCTACCCCTACCTCGCCCCCGGCGACGAGGTGACCCTCGACACCCTCAACGGCCTGAGCGGCCTCACCGGCGAGGTCACCGCCGTCGACCTCAACGACGACGGCACGATCCGCTGCCTGTCGGTCCGTGACGACCCCGCCCGCCCGGATCCGCTCCGCATCCGCGGCGACCTGCTCGCGATCTGGCGCAAGGGCGCCCCGGTCCGCCGCACGGTCCCGCAGGGCCTCGCCATCCCGGCCGGCGGGCTGCCGCCGATGCCCGGCAACAACCACCGCCAGTAGGGAGGGCTCGTGGCCAAGCTCCGCAACGTCACCGGGGAGGCGCTGCGCGTCCCCTTCCTCGCCGAGCTCACCGGCCGGGAGCTGGTCGAGGCCGACGAGGTCGTCGAGGTCCCCGACCGGCTCATCGCCCACGACGAGGATGGCGTCCTCGTCGGCTACGCGTGGCCGGAGACCCTCTGGCAGGTCGTCGACGACAAGCCGGCCGCCAAGCCGGCGGCGAAGGCGAAGGGGGAGGCGGTCTAGGTGCCCTACGGCAGCGGCCTGAGCGCCCAGCTCGGCCTCAAGACCGAGTCGACCGTCGGCACCGAGATCGTCGTCGACAAGTTCTACGAGTTCCTGCCCCCCGAGTCGATCGCGTACGTGCCGACCTACACCGACTCGGCGGGCCTGCGGGCCGGGCAGGCGTTCAAGCGGGGCAGCCGCACCGCCATCACCGCCCACGACGTCAACGGCGACTGGACCCTGGAGCACGCCGACCGGGGCATCATCGCCACCGGCGGCGGCATGGGGCTGATCTGGAAGCACGCCCTCGGCAGCCCGATCACCGTCCCGACCCTGATCGCCTCGGGCGCCTACAAGCAGATCCACGTGCCGGGCCCGCGCACCGGCCTGTCGCAGACGATCCAGGTCGGCCGGCCGCAGACCGACGGGGTCGTCAAGGCGCACACCTACCGGGGCGTCAAGTACACCGGGTGGGAGTTCACCTGCAACGACGGCGAGCTGGCCACCCTGAAGCTGTCCGTGGACGGCTGGCAGGAGGCGACCGCGACGGCGCTGGCCGTCGCCGCGTTCCCCTCGGCCGCGCAGATCTTCGGGTTCGCCGACGCCAGCAACTTCAAGCTCGGCGGCACCGCCACCACCTCGGCCGGGGAGACCACCGTTGCCTCAGGCGTGGCGGTCGCCACGGTCGTGACGGGCCTGACGATCACCGCCCAGACGCCGCTGGCGGCCGGCCGCCGCGGCCTCGGCAACGCCGGCGTCAAGCGTGAGCAGATCGAGAACGGGATCCCGGTGATCAGCGGAAAGCTGGCCGGGGAGTACACCAGCCAGTCGGAGTTCTACAGCCTCATCAAGTCGGGCGCGTCGACCGTCATGCAGATCGACTTCACCCACGGCGACGCCGGCGGCAGCAACCCGTTCCTGCTGTCCTTCATCCTCCCAGCGGTGAAGTTCAAGGAGGGCGGCCCGCAGGTCGGCGGCCCCGACATCGTCGGCCAGGACATCAACTTCGAGGCCTACGACGACTCCTCAGGGACTAACCCGGTCATCCAGGTCAAGCTGGTCTCGACCGACCAGCAGCTCTGAGCACCGATGCCTGCCAGCACCCGCGCGATCGAGGTCACCGGGCTGCGGGAGCTACGCACCGCGCTCCGGCAGGCGAGTGCGGAGCTGCCCAGAGAGCTGGCCCGGGTCAACCAGCAGGCCGCCGAGATCGTCGCCGCCGAGGCGCGCCGCCGCGCCCCCGAAGGCCCGCACGAGGGCAAGCCGGCCATCACCCCGGTCCGCCAGAGCATCCGGGCGCTACGCCAGCAGTCCAAGGGCGTGGTCGCGATCGGCGGCGCCCGCTCCCCCCACGCGGTCGTCCTCGAGTTCGGCGGCACGATCCCGCGGCGTGGCCAGTCCAAGCTGTTGGTCGTGCAGCAGCAACGCGCGCACCGCGGCTTCGAGCGGGCCGGCCTGGCCGTCACCCGCGTCCGCGCGCAGCCGTACGTGTATCCGGCGCTGGACGCCAAGCGCGACGAGGTCGTCGAGGCCTACGCCGACCTGGTCGGCAAGCTGCTGCACCGGGCGTTCCCGCTGGCTGGCTAGGCCCCGAGCAGCCGCCGCACGGGTGCGGGAAGCGATCGGCGGACGGCGCGACCGAGGTCGATGGCGCGCTCGTGGAGCAGCATGCACGCCCCGATGAACGTGTGCTCGACCATGTCGCGGGCCTCGTTCCAGCTGACTTCCTGGCCCCGTTCCAGGCTGAGGTCCCGGCCCATCTTGGCGATGGCGCGGAACTCGGCATCGCCCATGCTCGTCACCGTAGCCCCTGGCAGGAGATCCCGCCGGCGGCATCGACGGTCGCGGTGGCGACCCCGTTCAGTGCGCTGAGCGCGTAGGCGGCCCCGTCGGGGGCAACGGCTTCACGATCAGCGAGGCGGGCAGCGCGACGACGAACAAGGCCGCGCCGAACAGCCACCACTCGATGAAGCCGTAGCCCTTCTTCTGCGCGATCGCGCCGGGGATCGTCCCGAGGACCGCCGCCAGGATCACCACCGTCAACACGTCCATGCCTGTTCCTTTCGTGCGGATGGACCGCGTTCTACCCCTTGAGGAGCCATGCCGCAAGAGCCGAACGACCCTGCCGCGGACGGCCAGGGCGACCTCGACGCGCCGATCGTGATCGACCTGGACCTGCTCACCACCGGCGACGACGAGGACATGGAGGCCTACACCGGCCTCGACGACGTCATGGCCCGCATCTACGCCGCCGTGCGCGCAGCCGTCACCGACGGTGAGCGCGCAGCGCGGGGCGAGCTTGACGGGCCAGTGCCGCTGCTGATCGAACGGATCCGCCCGGCGAAGCTGCGGGTCGCGCTGCTCGGCGTGATGAAGCGCAAGGCCGACCCGTCGTTCGGCCCGGAGCGGTGGCGGGAGCTGCCGTACGCGGCGCACCTGCGGCCCCTGCCGACCACGGACGAGCAGGCGGACCCTACCCAGGCCGCCGACCAGGCGGCCAGCGAACCACCGCTGAGCGCCGCGCCGCGGCAGCCGCCGAGCAGCGCCGCGCCACCGCCCACCGACGACGCCTCGCCGCCTACGCCGCCGTCGCCGTAGCGACCGGCTGGACGTTCGCCCAGATCCGCGCGCTCCCACTCGAGGAGTTCGGAGCCGTCCTCGCCGAGGCGCACCGGCACCAGCAGCGCCCGACCCCGGAGTGAGGTGAGCAGCCTTGCCAACCCGCCGTTTTACGGTGGAGATCCTCGGCGAGGCGCGCAAGCTCAACCGGACCGTCGACCAGGTCGACAACCGGCTGGCCCGCTTCGGCAAGAACACCGAGCGGGTCGGCCACACCGTCACCGCGATCGGCGCCGGGTTCGTCGCCAGCAAGGTCGTCGAGGGGCTGAACGCGGCCGGGCAGGCCGCCAGCGACCTCAACGAGACCACCTCCAAAACCCAGGTCGTCTTCGGCCGCGCCGCCGACGTGGTGTTCCGCTTCGGCAAGACCTCGGCCACCAGCGTGGGCCTGTCCACGCAGGCGGCCGAAGAGGCCGCCGCCACGTTCGGCAACCTGTTCGTGGCCATGAAGATTGGCCAGAAGCCCGCCGCGGACATGTCGGTCGGGCTGGTCAAGCTCGCCGGCGACCTTGCCTCGTTCAACAACGTCTCGCCCGAGCAGGTCCTCGCCGACCTGCGAAGTGGGCTGGTCGGCGAGGTCGAGCCGCTCCGCAAGTACGGCGTGGCGCTGAACGCGGCGTCGGTCGAGCAGGAGGCGATGCGGGAGACCGGCAAGCGCAACGTCAAGCAGCTGACCGAGGCCGACAAGGTCACCGCCCGCTATAACCTGATCCTCAAGAACACCACCACCGCGCAGGGCGACTTCGCCCGCACCTCGGCCGGCCAGGCGAACTCCCAGCGGATCCTCAACGCCGAGTGGAAGAACGCCCAGGCCCAGTTCGGCAAGGCGCTCCTGCCGGCCATGCTGACCGGCGTCAAGGTCGGCAACCAGCTGCTCGGCACCTTCACCGACCTCGATTCTGCCAGCCACGGCATGGTTACCAACGTGGCCCTGGCCGGCGGCGCGCTGGCCGCGACGGCCATCGCTGGCGGCAAGGCCATCAAGATGGCCCGCGACGCCAAGGTCGCGTTCGACGCGCTGAACCTGTCGATGACCTTGGGCAAGGCCGGCCCGCTCGGCGTCGCGGTCGGCGTGGTCGCCATCGCGGGCGTCAAGCTCAAGGACAGCCTGCAAGCCGCCGCGGCGGAGAACGAGAAGTTCGGCCGGACCGCCGTGGTGGGTGGGAAGGGCGGCCAGCTGTTCGCCGACCGGGTCTCCCACGTCACCCGGGAGACCCGCGAGCTGGTCCCCGCGACCTCGCAGGCCGCCGAAGGGACCGCCAAGGTCGGCGGCAGCGCCGCCGGGGCTGCGCCGAAGATCGAGTCGACCGCCCACGCGCTGCGCTCCTACCGGATCGCGCTGCACGCCAGCAACGTCAAGCTGGGCGAGGCGATCCCGCTGTTCGAGGGCTACCGCCGCGAGGCCGACGTGACCGGCAAGGCGATCGTGCGGCACCTCCGCGAGGAGGTCGGCGCCTACGGCACCTGGGCGAAGGACACCCAGACGCTGCTCAAGCGCGGCGCCAACCCCCAGTTCATCCGCGAGCTGAGCCAGAAGGGGCCGGCGTACGTCCACGCGATGGCGACCGCCAGCGACACGCAGCTCGCCCTGGCGCAGAAGTTCTTCAAGCTGCGGATGGCCGAGATCCGGCGGCTGTCGGAGGCGCAGCTGCGCGCCGCCGGCCGCAACGCCCCCGCCGGGTTCGCCGCCGCGATGACCGCCCAGGGTGGCCTGGTCGGCCGGGCGGCCACCAGGACGGCCAGTCGGGCAGTCGGGCCGTTCCGTGGCGTGCGCGACGACGCCCGCAGCTGGGGCTCGGGTCTGTCCGGAAACTTCGCCGCCGGGATCAGCTCCCGCTCCTCGCTCGACGCGGCCAGGAAGGCATCTCGGCGCCTGGGGATCTCGGTCACGAACCTGCTGCGGTTCTCCGCCGGCCCGACGGAGGGACCACTGGCCGAAGGCGGCGGCCCGTACGTGTGGGGGCAGCACTTCGCCGAAAAGTACGCCGCCGGCATGGCCTCGAAGTACGGGCTGATGAGCGCCGCCGCGACCGGCCTCGGCGACGCCGGCGCGATGCCCAAGGGCGGCAGCGTCGCAGCGATCGTCCGCTCGATCGCCGAGCGGCGCGGCTGGGGCCACGGCGCCCAGTGGGCGGCACTGTCGCAGCTCATCTCCCACGAGTCCGGGTGGCGGCCGACCGCGCAGAACCCCACCTCGACCGCGTACGGGCTGTTCCAGTTCCTGAACTCGACCTGGGCTGGTGTCGGCGGCCACAAGACGAGCGACCCTGGCCTGCAGACCCTCTACGGCCTGCGGTACATCGCCGGCCGCTACGGCTCCCCGGTGGGCGCCTGGAACTTCTGGCAGGGCCACCACTGGTACGGCTCGGGGCTGCCACCGACGCTGTTCGACAAGCCCACCCTGATCGGCGTGGGCGAGCGCGGCCCGGAGACGGTCACGGTCACGCCCGGCCGGGCCGGCGGCGGTGAGCAGCACCTGCACGTGCACTTCCACGGCACGGTCATCGGCGGCGATATCCGCAAGGTCGCCGCCGACCTTGCCCCGCCGATCCGCCAGGCGATCCGGGCGCAGCAGCGCCGCGAAGGCGTCAAGCCCAGCGTGTAGGAGGCCTGGCTCGGTGACGATCGCGCACGAGGCCTCCACCGGCTCGCCGGCCGGGTTCGGGCAGGGCTCGACGTCCTGCCAGGTCGCCTTCGTCGGCAGCCCGGGCGGCGGGAAGCTGGCCGTCCTGCGCGGCTCGGTCAAGCCGGAGACCGCCACGTTCGGCTCGCCGTCGGACGCGACCGGGCGGCCGTGGACGCTGGTCGGCACCGCCACCGGTGGCACCGGCTCGACCGGCGGCGACACCGGGCCGACCCGGGTCGGCGTGTGGGTCAAAGAACTCGTCGGCGACGAATCGGGCAACGTCACCATCCCCAACACCGGCGGCAACTCGTGCGCCGGCGCGATGACGCTGCTGACCAAGGGCGCCGCGGCCTCCTGGGACTACTCGGCCTTCGTCGCCGGCGACGATTCGACGCATGACGCCGGCACGAACGCCCACGGTGCGACCTGCGGCGCGTGGAGCTCGGCGCTGGCGGCCGGGGACTGGGTCGACGCCACCCACGCCACCGACACCGACACCGCCCTCGGCAGCTCCGGCCCCGCCTTCACCCAGTCCGGCGCGGTGTTCGGCGCTGCCACGCTGCGCAACGCGAGCCGATCGGGCACCGCGAACGACTGCGGCGTCTACTCCTGGGACGCCCCGGTCACCACCGGCTCGGCCAGCGCCCCGACGTTCCAGTGGACCGGCGCAACCGCCGAGTGCGGCCCGTACCTGGTGCTCCGCCTTCGGGAAGTCACCGGCGGTGGAGGAGGCGGCGGCGGCGGCGGGGCTGGCACGGGCCTCGCGGTCTTCGACGGCGTCACCCTCCCCAAGCTCGCCATCCTCGCCAGCTTCGGCGGCAACCTCGACCCCGGCGCCGACTACCTCCACCTCGGCACCGGCCCCGGCCTTGGCACCGGCAAGCTCGGCGGCGTCGCCGCGGTCGACGTCACCGCCGACGTGGTCTCGGTCACGATCACCCGCGGCCGCGACGGCGACCTCGACCCGGCCACGCCCGGGGTCGCCGTGGTCGTGCTGGACGGCCGCTCGGGCGACTACGACCCGACCAACCCGTCCAACCCGTTCGGCCTCACCGTCGCCAACCTGCCCGGCACGCCGCTGTACGTCCGCTGCGAGTGGCCGCTCGGCACCATCTACGAGCGGTTCTCGGGCGAGATCGCCGACTTCGAGCTCGACGCCGGCAACGACCCGACGGTCACCTTCACCGCCGCCGACGGCCTGGAGAAGCTCGGCCGCGCCCACGTCCCGGCCGGGTCCAGCGCCTACGACGGCGACACGACCGGTGCGCGGATCGGCCACCTCGCCGACCTGGCCGGCTGGCCCACGTCGCTGCGTGCCCTGGACGCCGGCTACACGACCCTTGGCCCGCTGGTCGCCGGCGAGCACGCCCTGCCGTTGATGGCCAAGACCGAGAAGACCGAGTACGGCCTGCTGTGGGTCGACGGCGCCGGCTACCTCGTCTTCTACGACCGGCACCGCGCCACCGTCGCCACCAGGAGCACGGTCGTCCAGGCAGCCTTCACCGACACCGGCGGCGCCTCCGACGTCGAGATGACCGCCCTGGCCGTCGCGGTGAGCCGGGAGGGCGTGTTCACCGAGGCGCACGTCCTGCGCGACCCCGGCCTGATGGCCGCGGACGCGTTCGGCGTCGTCGAGGGCACCGACGACCCCGTCGAGCAGGCCTACGCCGACCCGACCGCGCCGGCGGCCCTGGCCGGCCTGTCGTTCCCCGACCAGGTCGGCCAGCTCCTGCGCACCGACTTCGAGGCGCTGGCGATGTGCCAGTACCTCGTCGCCCGCTACGAGACCCCGGCCGTGCGGATCCGTGAGGTCACCGTCGACGCCACCACCCAGGACCGCTACGAGGTCCTGCTGCCCTTGCGGCTGCTGGACCTGGTCTCCGCCAGCCGGGACTACGGCCCGAACACGGTCACCGCGCAGCTGCACGTCCAGGGCATGGTCGAGACCATCACCGACCAGCCGCTGTGGTCGTTCGTCTTCAAGACCTCGGTGCCGCCGCCGACCCCGTCGCTGTTCGTGCTGGGCACCTCGGCGCTGGGCGGCAGCGACGCGCTCGGCTGGTAATTACCGTCGGCCCATCTACTTCGATAGGGAGTGATCGGCGCCTCATGGCCTACAAAACCTGGGCGACGAGCGACGTCCCCACCGCGGCAGATTTCAACAATATGTTCGGCGACGCGTCGCAGGCGCTGGTCACCACCACCGAGAACACGACCGGCACGAGCTACGGTGACCTCGCCACCAGCGGCCCAGCGGTCACGCTGTCGCTGGTCAACGGCCAGCAGGCCCTGGTGTGGTGCACGGCCCGCGCGGAGAACGACACCGCCGGCGCGGCCGGCGCGGCGTTCTCGTTCGCGGTCACCGGGGCGACGACGCTGGCCGCCGATGACGACCGCTCGGCGGAAATCGCCCTCTCCGGCGCGAACGCTGCGGCGCAGATGATGGTGGTCTACCTGTTCACGGCCGGTGCGACCGGAAGCCACACGTTCACGATGAAATACAAGCGGACCGGCTCCGGCACGGCGACGTTCCGGCGCCGCCGCATCGTGGTCAGAAAATGGTGATGCCCTGATGCGCTGGCGAGTCGTCCGGACCACCGTCCGCGAGCACGAGGCCGCCGCCGACCTGCCGCCGGTGTTCTCCGCCGACGTGCACCTGGAAGGCACCAAGGAGGGCGACCCGGTGACCCTCGCCGACCTCCAGGCGCTGCTGGCCAACGCGGTCACGCAGGGCGTCCCGACCACCGCGACGCTGGGCACGTCGGTCGACCTGTCGTTCCGCTGGACATAGCAAGACCACCGACCACGCAAGGGGGGGCATGCTCACCGCGATCGTTGCGGCGGTCCACGTTGCAACCCGCGCGCTACGCCGCCAGCCCGAAGCCCTGTTCCTGAGCCTGCTCTGCCTGCTGTCCGGGCTGGTGCACTTCTTCGGCGCGCCGACCCCCAACCCGATCGAGCTGCTCATCCCGCCGCTGATGGTCGCGGTCTGGTACGCCCAGCTCAGCCTCGGCGGCGCGCTGCGGATCACGGGCCTCTTGGCCGCCTCGCCGAAGCTGGACCTGGCCGGCTGCCTGCTGCTCGGCTCAGCCTCGACGGTCTACGGCGCCGCGATCGTCTACGTCGACGGGCCCGGCTACCTGGTCGCCGCGGCGATCACGCTGGCGTTCGCCGCCGCGTGCCTGGCCTCCGCCGCCGCCTACCTCGCCGACCTGGTCCGCTCACGCGGCAAGGGGCCAGGGCTGTGAGCGGCGCGACGATCACCACGATCCTGACCGTGGTGCTGTCGGGCGGGGCGCTGTCCGCGGTGCTGGCGCTGCTGCTGTTCCCGTCGCAGCGGGCGAAGCTCGGCGCCGAGCGGGAAGCCGTCCGCGTCGCCAGCGACGTCTCCCTGGCCGGCGGCTACGGCGAGCTGGTCACCGCGCTGCGGACCGAGATCGACCGGCTCGAGGCGAAGGTGACCCGGCTGGACGAGAGCCTGGCCGCGTCGCGGCACCAGAATGCCCGGCTGGACGAGACGGTGGAGCTGGGCCGGCGGGAGTCGGCGCAGCTCCGGGCCGCGCTCGCCGAGTTCGGCAAGACGATCAACGGGACGAGGAAGCCATGATCCTCGAAGGCGTCGACGCCAGCTACGACAAGCCGACCCCGGCGGAGCTCGTCACGGCCGGGAAACGGTTCTTCGTCGGCTATGTCTCCACCCCGGGCCACGCCAAGAACCTCACCCCGGCCTACGCCCGCGGCCTGCAAGCCGCCGGCCTCGCGGTCGTCGTCGTCGGCGAGATCTCCGCCGGGCGGGCGCTCGGCGGCTACGCGCTCGGCGCGGCCGACATGCGCTCGTTCGTCGCCCAGGTCCGCGACCTCGGCGGCCCAACGGACGGCGGCGTCATCTACCAGGCGGTCGACTTCGACGTCGTCGGCGTGACCGGCCGACCCGCGACCCGGGTCGGCCGGGAGCTGGCCGCGATGCTCGCTGACCTGCCCGGCGACCACGGCGCGCGGTGGGGCGACCCCGAGGCGCTGGCCGCACTCGGGGAGCTGGGCCGGCGCATCACCGTCGCGCACGCCCAGGTCGTCGCCGGGCAGATGGGCACGGTGCTGGACTTCCTCCGCGGCGGCGCCAGCGTCCGGGGAAGCGCGAGGTGGACCGGCCCCTACGGCGAACGCGACGTCTGCGCCGCCGCCGCGAATGCCGGCTTCGGCTACCTGTGGAACACCTACGCCTGGTCGGGCGGCCTGTGGGAGCCGCGGGCGCAGCTGCAGCAGTACCGCAACGGCCAGCGGCTCGGGTCGGGCACCGTCGACCTCGACCGGGCCATAACCGCCGACTACGGCCAATGGCAGCGACAGCAGGAGGACGCGCTCATGGCACTCACCGACGCGCAGCAGCAGGAGCTCCTGGCCGCTGCCCGGCAGATCAACGGCGCGGTCGGCGCGGGGCAGGCCGGCTTCTCCACCACCATCGAGGCGACGCTCGGGACCGTGCAGGCGCTGGTCAACCTCGTCAAGGGCGCCAAGGGTGAGCTGGTCGCCGGGATCGCCGACACCCGCTCGGCGGTTCTCGGCGCGGTCGCGGCCCTGCCCCCACCCGAGACGCCGGAGCAGGCCGCCGCAGCCCGGGACCAGATCCTCGAGGTGCTCGCGCACCTCGGCGTCGAAGGCGTCCCCCCGGACGCGCTGCTGGACGCCCTCCACGCCCGCCTCGCCGCCTGACCGACAAGACACCACGGCGGCACCCGCCGCCCACCCGACCCCCCGCGCATCGCGCGGGGGGTCGCTTTCGTATGCCCGGCTGTCGGCACCGCCGGCCTGGTTTGACACCGCGCGACCATCGGCGGATAAGCTCGGTACCTAACCACCGCTGACCTTGGAGGACACCGCGCATGGCCGACCGCCCCGCTGGCACCCCGACGTCCCGCGAGATCGCCGCCGAACTCCGGGCCGCGATCGTCGCCGGCGACTACGGCCCCGGCGACCAGCTCCCCTCGCAGCCCGAGCTGACCCGCCGCTACCGGGTCGCGGACAAGACCGTGCAGCGCGCCATCGACCTGCTCCGCTCCGAGGGCCTCATCACCGGGCGGGTCGGCCGCGGCACCTTCGTCCGCCCCCGGCCGGCCAAGGTCCGCCGCCTGGTCGACGACCTCCTGGAAGCCGCGCCCCGCGCCGGCTTCTACGCCGCCCTCGACCGGTACGGCCTTGAGGCCGAGGTCCGCACCACCGTCTCTTGGGAGGTCCCGCCCTCCTGGGCCGCCGCTGAGCTCGGCACCGACTCCGACGCCGAGGTCCTCGTCCGCGACCGCGTCATGGGCGTCGCCGGCCAGCCGCCCCTGCAGCTCGCCACCTCCTACATCCCCCGCGACATCACCGAGCGCGCGCCGCAGCTCACCGAGGAGTCCACGGGGTCGGGCGGGATGCTCGCCAGGCTGCGCGAGGCCGGGTACGTGCTGCGGTTCGAGGTCGTCGCCAACTCCCGGATGCCGACCCCGGAGGAGGCCCGGCGGATGGGCCTTGAGCCCGGCACGCCGCTCGATACCCACCTGCGGCTCACCGCCGACCAGGCCAGCGGCCGGGTGCTCGACTGCATGCTGGTGCTGTCGGACTCCTCCCGGGTGGAGTGGTGCTACCGGTTCGGCCCCGAGCCGGCGTAGCGGACAGCCTGGCCGCTTGACCCTTCGGGGGGTTCGGTGCTTCCCTGAACCCGACAGGTTCGGTACTGAGGTTCCCAGGGAGGCACGCAGTGTCCGTGAGCCCCGCCACGCTGCCCGCGCTCGAAGGCGCAGGCGCGATCGTTCCCCTGCACGTCCGCGACCCGCTCCGCCGCCGCTTCCTCGCCGGCCTGGCCGGCGTCCTCGGCGTCGGCGTCGTCGGCATCATGGCGCTGGCGTTCGCGGTCAGCTTCCGCAACATCGCCAGCTACGCCGAGCCGTACATGGACGGCT